CGCCTATGCCGCCTATGCCTCCAATGCCTTCCGGCCCATCCGGTCCACTTCCTGCAGGTCTGGGCGCAGCTCTAGCGGGCGCGGCTGGGGCTCCACCAATGGGCGGCGGGGCTGGCATGCCTCCACATCCACCAATGGGCGGCGCAGCGCCACCTATGCAGCCCATGATGGGGCGCAAGAGCGGCGGCAAGGTTTACCCCAAGATGCACGCCGGCGCTGGTTCGGGTGAAGGCCGACTTGAAAAGGTCGAGAAGTATGGTATGAAGTCGAAAGGCTAATGCCCTAGCGCCCTGCGATATCCTCCTCCCGTCGCGGGGCGCGCTTATGAACATGATTTTGATCTTTAGGATGACATATGCAGACGATATCCTCGGCGTTCGAGCGAGAGCTGCTCGCGCTTATCATTGAGCGCAAGAAAACCCTCACTGATAATATAATTTCCGGTGTTGCGGTCACTACGCTAGAGCGCTACCGTGAACAAGTTGGCCGCATCTCTGAACTTGATGAAGTTCTCAGCATGTTTGACGACGCCAATGCTAACGTGAACAAGAAATTATAGGAATGACATGCCACACATGATGATGTCCCACGAGGAAGATCCGATAGCAAAGCTGCACGCAGCGCTGGGCGACCTCTCTCAAGTCGAACTGTTTCACAATCAAGTCCTGCTGGCGGTGTATCTCCGCCCACAGAAGACGAAATCAGGCCTTTACCTGACCGACACCCATGTCGATGAAGATCGATATCAGTCCAAGGTCGGCCTGCTGGTCAAAAAAGGCCCGCTGGCGTTCGAGCAGGACGGCAACTGGTTCACTGGCATGGAGTTCAAAGACGATGACTGGCTGGTTTTCCGCCCATCTGATGGTTGGTCGATCACTGTCAACGGCGTCCTGTGCCGAATTTTCGACGACATCAGCATCAAGGGCCGCGTTCCGCACCCTGACGCTGTCTGGTAAGGAGAAAACCCATGACAGGCACCCCAGAAGAGCTTGAGCTCGACGATCTCGAAGTAGAAATAGTCGATGAGGCTGAAGAGGCCGGAGAGTACGAAGAAAAGGCGATGCCGGCCGAAGAAGGCATTGCAGAACTGAAGCGTCAGCTTGACGCGGAGCGCGAGGCCCGCGCAGCTGCAGAGCGCCGTGCGAATGATGCCAGCAAAAGCGCATATCAAGCCAAGATCGACAAGGATGATTCTGACATCCACTTGGTTTCGAATGCCATCGATACGCTGCGGAACAATTCTGACGCGCTGAAGGAAAATTACGCCTACGCCATGCAGAATGGCGACTATAAAATGGCCGCTGATATCCAAGCCGACCTGAGCGATGCCTCGGCGAAGCTCCTGCAGCTCCAGCAGGGTCTTGAGGCAATGAAGTCCAAGCCCAAGGAAGCCCCGCCGGCCGCACATGCGGATCCGGTTGAGGCTTTTGCGTCGCAGCTGTCTCACCGCTCGGCCGACTGGGTTCGCAAAAACCCTCAGTTCGTCACCGATCCGCGTCTGAACCGAAAAATGATCCGCGCGCATGAAGATGCTATGGATGACGGCATTGCCGCAGACACGCCGGAATACTTCGCAGCCATCGAGTCCAAGCTAGGCGTATCCAAGGCTGCGGCGCGGGCGGAGGCTGCCAGCGACACTGGCGATCAATATGCCGCCAAGGTCACGCAGCGCCGCGATGCTGCCCCTGCAGCTGCCCCGGTGACCCGGGGGTCGTCAACCCGCTCAAATGTGGTTCGCCTCACCGGTGCGGAACGTGAAATGGCAGAGATGATGAACATGAAACCTGAGGAATACGCCAAGAACAAGATGGCGCTTCTGAAAGAAGGGAAGATTAAATGACCGAGGAATTCAAAAAGGTTCGCCCCGCCATGCGACCTCTTGACCCAACTGCCGCAAAGCTTGAAATGAGCCCTGAAGAGCGCGCAGCGCTTCGTACGGCGGAACTTCGCGGCCACAACGACATTGATGAAGGCAACGACGAGTTTTTTGTCGAGCCCGGACTTATCCCGGCAGGCTGGGCCTATGAGTGGAAGACCAAAACTGTCCTCGGCGCGGAAGATCCAGCTCACCAAGTGGCGCTTGCTCGCAAGGGGTGGGAAGCCGTACCCGCCTCACGTCACCCGTCGATGATGCCAATGGGGTATAAGGGCGTCGAGATCACCCGCAAGGGCATGGTCTTGATGGAGCGCCCCGCAGAGATCACCGCAGAGGTTCGCGCCGCCGAACTTCGCCGTGCCCGTCTGCAGGTTCGCGCCAAGGAAGAGCAGCTCACGGCAGCCCCGTCCGGTCAGTTCGAGCGTTCGAACAAGGGCAACGATCTGGTCAAGGTCAAAAAGGGCTACGAGGCAATGCCGATCCCAGAATGATCAAGCCATCGACCATTTACAACAAAATCGAACGTCTTCGGCGCGCAATTTGCGCCGAGGGCAACCCCAAGATCATATTGGCGTGGGAAGACGTCGACCCTAAGTCCGAAAAGGGCTACAGCACGGCCAAGCTATACAATTTGACGAACAACTTGCGACGCCTGATCCGATCAGAAGGTATTCCCGAGACCCAAAAGGCATGGGATGAGGTCGAGCCATACGTCGACGCGTTTTTTAAAAGCGGAGATCCATATGGCACTTCAAGAACGAATGTCCCTAACGGTTGAGGGACAGCTGACATGGGCAGATCCATCTTTGGATCGGAACTGCTGGTCATGCGTACACTGCAAGCACCACCCAAAGCCGAAAATGCATAAAGAGCACCATTGCGAACTGGTCAAAGCCCATACTGGTCGCACCGGCGCACCGTTTAACGGAAAAAAAGCTGTTGCATGCAGCAAGTTTTCTGGATAATCTCTATTTGAGTGCAGGTTCAATTCCTGCTCGTTGGTCGAGACTTGGTAGAGTGGGGTATCAAATCCCCTGCCTTAAAAAGCAGCATAGCGCGGCGGCGCGCTGACCTGACATCTCGGAAAGACGAGACGTTACTTCCTCCTCAGAACCTAAAGGCCTAGATTTTTTCTAGGTCTTTTTTTTGCTTTATTGACCCCCTTTGACAATCAACTGTTGATGTGGCATCTTGGTCTCATTCTTCCCCCCGGTGTGGGAAGTCAAACCCCTCGGTTCTAAACTCGCCCCGGTGCGCGATGATGGACCTCCTGTAAAGGAGACATCCGACATGGCGAACACTGCTGCGCCTTTCGGCTTCCGCCAGTACAGCGGCACGGGTTCTGCACCAACCTATGAGCAGGTTGCAGTCCGTATCGTGTACAATGCCTCCGCCATTTATTTTGGCGATCCCGTAATCCCAGACGCAAACGGCTATGTCGTGAAGGGTGTTGCCGCTGGCTCCACTCAGCTCGCAGGCATTTTTGTCGGCTGCAAATACCTGTCGGTCGCTCAAAAGCGCACCGTATGGTCGAACTTCTGGCCGGGTTCCGACGTTGCTTCGGGCCAGACCGTTGAAGGCTATGTCCTCAACGATCCGAACGCCAAGTTCGTCGCCCAGACCGGCGCTACCGGCGTCACCATTGCTGACATCAACGCGAACGTAAACTTCGTGATGGGTACAGGCAATGCTGCAACCGGCATCTCCGGCGCATCGGTCGACATGTCGACTGTTGGCACCACGAACACGCTGCCCTTCCGCATCGTGGACTTGGTAACCTCACCACCCGGCGCACCGGGCACCGAAGCAGGGGCCTATAACCTTGTTATCGTCGCCTTCAACAACGTCAGCACCAAACAGCTGACCGGCATTTAACAGGGAGTAAGAAACCATGGCTGTTAATCTTTCTGCCATTAAAGACCTTTTGCTCCCCGGCTTGCGTGGCGTTGAAGGCAAATACGAGCAGATCCCGTCGCAATACGACAAGATCTTCACCAAGCATAACTCGAAGATGGCGCTTGAGCGCACCGCAGAAATGCGTTTCCTTGGTTATGCACAGCTGAAGAGCGAAGGCGGCCAGACGGCATTTGACAATGGTGCAGGTGAACGCTTCATCTACAACCAAGAGCACACGGAAATCGGCTTGGGTTATGCGATCACACGCAAAGCCATCGACGATAACCTGTACAAAACCCAGTTCGCTCCGTCGAACCTCGGCCTGATTGAATCGTTCCAACAGACCAAGGAAATCTACGGCGCTAACGTGCTGAACACCGCGACCACCTACAACGGTGCAATCGGTGGCGACGGCGCGGCTCTGTGCTCGACCGCTCACCCAATCGATGGCGGCACGGTTGCAAACCGTCCAACCACCGACGCCGAGCTGAACGAAGCCACCTTGTTGAACGGCATGATCTCGATCCGGACCAACTTCCGCGATCAGGCGGGCCTGAAGGTCTTCGCTCGCGGCCGGAAACTGATCGTTCCACCACAGCTGGAGCCTGTCGCAATTCGTCTGACGAAGACCGAGCTGCGTCCGGGCACTGCCGACAACGACGTGAACGCGATCATGTCGACCGCCGGCGGCCTGCCAGAAGGTTACATGGTCAATGACTTCTTGACCTCGGCAACCAACTGGTTCCTGCTGACCAACATCGACGGCCTGTCGTACATGGAACGCGTAAAGTTCGAAACCGACATGCAAGTGGATTTCGTCACCGACAACTTGCTTGTCAAAGGTTACGAGCGCTATTCGTTCGGCTACTACAACTGGCGTTCGATCTTCGGTTCGTTCCCAACCTAATGTCATCCGGCGGGGGGCCTTTCGGCCCCCTTCCATCTCTCTGGGTCTCATAGCCGCCCTGACCGCACCCAGCGGACTTTGCACAGACAGTGCGGCGTATCGTGCAAAGGATATACCCCATGGGTAAGACCACTTTTACCGGCCCACTCCGCGCTGGCAACATCCTCAATACCTCGGGCACCACTGTCGGCAAGGACGTCAAGAACGTCGGATCCGTAGTCATGTCGCAGACCGTTGCAGTCACACAGGCTGACTCGGCTACCGCCTTGGGCACCGTCATTGTGCTTCCAGCAAATAGCCAAATCACCGGCATGAACCTGCTCGTCACCACGGCGTGGAACGGCGTTGCATCCACCTTGAACGTGGGCACCTCGGCCACGGCCACTGAGCTGGTCGCTGCGGGCGCTGGCGGCACCTTGGGCGTCATCGGCCTTACCGCTGGTGCAGATGCTACCCGTGTGGGCGCATGGGCCGACGTGGGCACCTCTGACGTCCAGATCTACGTCTTGTCGACCAACACCGGCGCGGGCGTTGGTAAGCTGACCGTCAGCTACATCCAAGCTCAGGACATCGTATAATGCGGACGGGCAATAAAAAACCCGCAATGTCGGTAAAGACTTCGGTATCTACCGGCAAGCCATCCTCGTCTGAGGATACGAGCGCTCACACCGCATCGGCCAATAAAACTGTGACGGGCGGAAAGCTCGTTCACGGCATGGCCCTGATGTCGGCGGCATCGATGAAAGCTAAAAACTAAGGGGGCCTCTGGCCCTCTTCTTCCACAGGAGTTTACCGATGAGTTCGCCATACCTAACCGCTGACGCCACTGTATCCGCCCGGCGAGCAGCCGCTGTCACCACCAGCGACACCACGGTGTACGAAGAACCAACTCGCGGCGTATATGTCGGCGGTGGCGGCGATCTAAAGGTCGATATGGTCAGCGGCGGCACGGTGACGTTTGTTGGCATTGGCGGCGGATCTCTGCTTCCAATCCAAGCAGTACGCTTCTACGCTACCGGGACGACCGCGACCAGCATCATCGCGATGTACTGAGGGGTATACCATGTTTATCGGCCTTGGAGTTTCCGTCAATGCTAGGGTGATCGGTGGGGGGTCTTCTCCACCGCCATCCGGTGCTGACAACTTCATTCCGCTTGGGTCTACCGGCATGATCACGTCGGACGGCAGCATATTCAAGGTAGGCGCAGCCCCACCTTTGGTTTACAATGCATTCATCCCACTTGGGTCTACTGCCATGATCATGGCTGACGGAACCACATTCAAGGTCAAGGAGTAACCTAAATGGTCGACTACAATTCTGCATATACCGGAGCCGAAATTGACGCAGGTATCGCTGCAGCCGTTACCGCTGTCCAGCCAGCTGCTCTCGGTACCCTTGCATCTCAAAATTCAGATGCCCTGACACTAACCGGATCCGTCACCGAGGCCATCTTCGCCCTGACAGATGCCGACACGGTAGACGTCGACCCGGCGAATGGGACCATCCAGACGCTTGCGCTGACGGCTGCCGGGCGAACGCTGACGTTTACCAATATGGCCGCTGGAGAAGCGGTCACGCTGATGATCAACGCCGGGGCTTCCGGCACGATCACGACGTGGAATGTGACATTTGTCACCGCCGCTGGCGCTGTTCCGACGTTGGCCACCGCCGGTTACACCGTGGTGGCGCTGTGGAAGGTCAGCACCGTGGTTTATGCGGCAGTGGTTGGGGGATAATAGGATGCTGTGGAATAAAGCCATTGGCGCGGGGAGCGCTACACCTGCTGACCGAGGTGTCTTTGGTGGAGGTTCAGCTGGAACA